CATACTTTTGAATATATCGGTGCCGGTAACACTATTACAGAGGCAACTCCAAAACGTGGTGGTGTTACTATTCAAGCAAATGAAGTTACTAAAACAAACGGGGGAAACGTCGTTTATACCAGCACTGATCAGTCTGGTAACTTCAGAATAGGTGATGACTTACAAATAAACCAAAACACCGGTACAATTAGTGGTAGAGCATTCTCCAGAAGTTTGTTTACAGAAATGACACCGTTTATTTTAGCACTGAGTTAATATGGCACAATTAGCACTTAATAGATTTCAAACAGTTACTTTAGCACTAACTGATTCAGAGCAGACAATGTACACTGCACCGACAGGTTATACTGCTATTCTTCTGTATGCACATGTAGCAAATGTTGGTAGTGCCGACGCTACTGTTACAATGAAACATGCAAGATCAGGAACTGATACAGAAATCATAAAAGGAGCGAACGTTCCTACTAATGATGCATTTGTTCCGTTAAGTGGAAAATTAGTTTTAGAAACAAGTGATGCAGTAAAAATTACTGCAAGTGCAAACAGCACACTTAAGTGTATTTTAAGTATCTTAGAGACAGCAACATAAAATGCCATACATCGTAGGTGCCTTAACAAAAACAAACTTAGATATGACGGGAGGTATCGTTCGCTCTGGAGTGACGACAACTGCCACTACAAATGAGACTGCGATTATATCTCTTTCTGCGCCAAAATATCAATCTGTTGAGTTTAATGTGCAAGCAACTCAATCAAGTAGTTTTAATTCTACTATCGTTAAGGCAATGCATGATGGTTCATCAGCATATGTAACGGAATATGGAACACTTCAAGTTCCATCAGGAATTGCTACTTTCTCTGCTGACTTGAGTGGAGGACAACTAAGACTTTTGGCGTATCCTTCATCTGCCGGTTTAACAACCTTTAGTGTAATCTACACTGCATTGAACGCATGAAAACATTTAAGGAGTTTATTCGAGAAGCAGCACCTACAAACTCTACTGGGAGTGGTGTTGATAATTATATTCCATATCTGTTTAAGAATGAAGATGATGATGATTTAACTCAAGATTATCAAACACCTGCTGAACCAGGTGAGGCAAAATTTAGATTTTCAAACATATATCCAGTTTTAAAACTTTCATTATCCAATAGTCAAGGTGATGGACCTAGTATTGATCAAATGGTTCATGCTTCAAAAGAATATACGCAATTAATGGATAATAATACAATTCAAAGAATACGTGATAATATAAAAAGATTTCAAACTGAAAGAATTCAAGACAATTAAAGAATTGGATTACTAAATACATATTGATTATTCTAATCCTAGGTGTATTATGAAAACTTTAAAATATCTGGGAATAGGGTTAGGAGCGATAGTTGGTATTGCTCACATTGGTGTTCTAGGGCATTTAATATCGAGAAAAGATCACGTTCAACCACCTATCATTAATTTTCCTGCAGGTGATTACTCATCATATAAGGTAGAGGCAGGTAAAGAAGGTTACAGTATAGAATATAGAGCAAACGATCCTGCTATTCTTGAGTCACAAAAATCCTTATCATTAGATAAAACTAAGAGAGGATTATTTGGTGGTGGTAATGAAAGTCGTCGGGAGTGGCGCAAAGATCAATACACTATGGATGGCACTAGGAATCTAGGAGGTGCTGTAGACGGCGAGGGAAAGTCTGCAAAAGACATAGAGTGTATCGTGGCGGACGCTGGAGCACGGAGTCAAGGTGCAATGGCGGGAAGTAGTATTGCTGCTGGAGTTGGTGTTCCTGCTGTGATTGGCATCCCATATGTTGGATGGTTAGCAGCTGGGTGGATGTCTTTGTTAGGACAGAATGTTGGATCTGAAGCAGGATCTATCGTCAACTCTGCAATTAGTGATTGCTAAATAATATTAAGACTATTATTTTCTTATGAAAAAATGTCCAGCTGGACAGTATTACTGTTTTACTAGTAAGAAATGTAAAAAAATTCCCATGGGATATCATGTGGGTGGAAGGGGTATGCTTGAACCAGATACCGATACCAATAAAAAAGGTAATGGTAATGGCAATGGCAATGGTAACGGTGGCAATGGTAATGGTGCCGGTAACGGTGGCAATGGCAATGGTAATGGTGCCGGTAACGGTGGTGGCGGTAACGGTGGTGGTATGGGAGAACAAGTAGTCCATGAAGGTGGTAACCTTCGTCAGTGGTTCAAAGGATCCAAATCAAAAGATGGTAAAGGTGGTTGGGTAAATGTCCGTACTGGCGGAACATGTGCAAGTGATGAACCTGGAGAGGGAACTCCTAAGTGTGTTTCTTCTGCAAAAAGAGCAAGTATGACAAAAGCAGAAAGAGATTCTGCTGCTAGAAGAAAAACAAAAGCAGATCCTGGACAACAACAAAAAACGGGTGCTGCTAAACCAACTTATGTAAAAACTGATAGTCCTAGAAAGATGAAGAACGAAGAAATCGAACTCATTCAAGAAAAGGACAAAAAAGGTAAAGGTAGTGGATCAAAAGACGCCTGTTACCACAAAGTAAAATCTCGTTACAGTGTTTGGCCTAGTGCATATGCGTCAGGAGCACTAGTCAAATGTCGTAAGGTAGGCGCTGCAAACTGGGGAAACAAGTCTGAAGAACTTTCCTGGGATGAACTAACAGAGAAGTGCTGGCCTGGATACGAGAAAAAAGGAATGAAGACAATGTTTGGAAAAAGATATCCAAACTGCGTTAAAAAGAAAGCAACCAGAAAAGAGCAGGTTGAAGAAGCAGTAAGACTCCCCGCTAAAACTGGTAATATTATTGATGTAAATTTTGTCTTTAGAGGAAGAGGCTTCAGTCTTAAAATGTTCTTCCCTAAAGTAGGAATTCCAAGTAGATCTGATGTAATGGATCAGATCGATAAAGTATATCCTGGCGCAAAACTAACGTATTTCAGAGTCGCTGACTATGAACCAGGACAACCACTCCTCAGAGTTTCAGAAGAAACAGAAGACAAAAGAGGAGAAACTATTGCAGATTATGCAAATGACGGAAAAATATCAGAAGGACAAATTGTGGATTCCGAGGGGGCACTAGGAGAGGGTGCTGCTTGGACTAAAAAGTCTGGTAAGAATAAAGAGGGTGGACTTAACGAAAAAGGGCGTAAGTCTTATGAAAGAGAAAACCCAGGTTCTGATCTTAAAGCACCATCTAAAAAGAAAGGAAACAAAAGAAGAGCATCATTCTGTGCAAGAATGAAAGGTATGAAAGCAAAACTAACTTCTGCCAAAACTGCAAGAGATCCAGATAGCAGAATTAACAAAAGTTTGAGAGCTTGGAACTGCTGAATAAATTATGCCTGATAATGTATACCTTGGTAATCCAAATCTAAAAAAAGCAAATACGCCGATTGAATTTACTGAAGAGCAAATCATTGAGTTTGTTCAGTGTCAGGATGATCCTGTTTATTTTGCCAATAAGTATGTAAAAATTGTTAGTTTGGATGAGGGACTTGTTCCTTTTACACCATATAAATTTCAAGAGAAGTTAATTCATAATTTTCATGAGAATAGATTTAACATCTGTAAAATGCCGCGACAGACTGGCAAAAGCACTACAGTTGTTTCTTATCTTCTTCATTATGCGATTTTCAATGCCAGTGTTAATATCGGCATACTTGCTAACAAAGCAGCAACTGCTAGGGAACTTTTAGGAAGATTACAAACTGCGTATGAGAATCTTCCTAAATGGATGCAGCAAGGTATTATGGTATGGAACAAAGGTTCTTTGGAGTTAGAAAATGGAAGTAAAATATTGGCAGCGTCTACGTCTGCAAGTGCTGTCCGAGGTATGTCATTTAACATCCTCTTTCTCGACGAGTTCGCGTTCGTCCCAAACCATATTGCTGAATCATTCTTTGCCTCTGTTTATCCTACTATTACTTCTGGTAAAAACACCAAGGTAATTATTGTCTCTACACCACATGGTATGAATCACTTCTACCGAATGTGGAGTGATGCAGAGAAGGGTAGAAATGAATATATTCCAACTGATGTTCATTGGAGTGAAGTTCCAGGTAGAGATGAAGCATGGAAAGAACAAACAATTGCAAATACATCTGAACAACAATTCAAAATTGAGTTTGAATGTGAATTTTTAGGATCTATTGACACACTTATTGCTGCAAGTAAATTACGATCACTAGTTTATGATGCTCCTATTTTATCAAGTGCTGGATTAGATGTATATGAAGAATCCCAAAAAGATCATGACTACGTTATGACTGTTGATGTAGCTCGTGGAGTTGGTGGAGATTATTCAGCTTTCGTGTGTGTAGATATCACCACTTTTCCTCATAAAGTGGTAGCAAAGTATAGAAACAATGATATTAAACCAATGTTATTTCCAAATATAATTTGGGAAGTAGCAAAAAAATACAATAGCGCATTTGTTTTATGCGAAGTAAACGATGTTGGAGATCAAGTAGCATCACTTCTTCACTATGATTTGGAGTATCAAAATGTTCTCATGTGTTCCATGCGTGGTAGAGCAGGACAAGTTGTAGGACAAGGATTTTCTGGTAAAAAGACGCAGTTAGGTGTCAAGATGTCTAAGACTGTTAAAAAAGTAGGATCTCTCAATTTAAAAGCAATGATTGAAGAGAACAAATTGCTTTTTCATGATTTAGATATTATATCAGAACTAACTACCTTTATATCAAAAAATAATTCCTTTGAAGCAGAAGATGGATGTAATGACGACTTGGCGATGTGTCTTGTAATCTATGCATGGTTAGTTGCACAAGATTATTTTAAAGAACTTACCGATCAAGATATTAGAAAGAGATTATATGAAGAGCAAAAAAATCAGATTGAGCAGGACATGGCACCATTTGGATTTTTGAATGATGGATTAGATGAGGACACTTTTGTAGATTCTGAAGGTGATACATGGAGTAAGGCAGATGAATATGGAGATCGTTCTTTTATGTGGGAGTATAGGTAATGGATCTAGATGGACAGATTAAACTTGGACATCTACTTTTAAATGATAGAAAGTGTAGGGTATGTGGAGAAACAAAAAATTTGATAGATGGTTTTTATAGAACTAGAAAAGATAGAGGGGCAGTTGCATCGTCATATTCATACGAATGTAAGGAATGTACCATTAGAAGAATTATAGGTAATAAAAGGAAACAAACACTATTTTCGGATTGGAATTATCCAGATTGGTAGTTCACGTCTCGTTTCCCCGCTGAAAATGATTAAAATTCTAAATATTCTTAGATAAACTGAGACAACGGAGAAAAAAATGGCGACTCCTCAACTATCTCCAGGGATAATTGTAAGGGAGGTTGATCTTACCGTAGGGAGAGCTGACAATGTTCTTCAAAATAACGGTGCGATTGCTGGGCCCTTTAGTTTAGGACCTGTTTCTGAAGCAATTGATGTCACTACTGAAGAGGAACTGATTTCAACATTCGGGCAACCTATTTCCA